AAATCGAGCCTGCGGAGGACATTGTGCCCTCGGCAAACTCGAAAACGATGTCCGGCACACCGGAAGCCTCGTCTACAATCGCCATGACGTGGCTGGCGTGGATACCAGCAAGAGCTTCTGGCGAGTCAGCGCGGGCAGTACGGAAAGAAATGAAGTTGTTGTCGCCTCCGGGCGTTCTGCGGATGCGATCTTCGGTCATTTCGATCTGGACGCGAAGAAACTCTGGAAGACGGGAAATCCAGCGCTTCGTCTCTGGAATAAGGCCATCTTTTAGCTGCGAACTGGACGGGGCAGTCACAGGAATCTTCACATCGTCGCGGAAGAGCAGGTAGTGGATCGACAGCCAAGCGCACAAGGCTGTTTTCCCGACTCCGTTGCCAGATCGGATGGAGATTCGAGTTTCGCCACTGTCCAAGGCAGCCATAGTTTCGCGCTGCCAATCCTCGACTTTCTCTACACCAAGGACTTCAGTGACGAAAAAGTAGCGGTCAACAGCGCACTTGGCGACTAGGACTGCGTAGAGTTCGTCGTCATTCAAGCGTGTACGCCTTTGCAGTCAGGGAAGCAGTCACTTTTTGCCGTAAGAGCCTGACTTGAGGCATTTTCCTGCTGCCTTGCACTTGGCAGGAGTGGGGCAGTTGGCGCAGGGCTTGAACTTTCCCATAGCTTTTTTCATCGAAACGCTCCTTTTGAGTCAGCACGGTTATCTTAGATTTCCTGCGGAACAGGGGTCAATCCCATAAGTCCAAGGGCAGCAACGGCGTCAGGACCACTAAGCGCAGTCAGCTTATCCGGCATCGCCAGCACAGGCTCCGTGCTGAACACCAGCGCCGCCTGTGCGGCTTCGGCAGCGTCCATGTCGATGACCTCGTCCACGTCCCACGCGGGCCTGACGAGGGGCTGTGACGCGCCCTCCACCCATGCGTCCGAGGCTTCCCAGCTTGCGGCGGCGTACAGGTTGCCGTCCGCGTCCTGCCAGTTCAGGCCGGTGTAGGTCAGGCCGTCCGCCACGCTGTACGCGAGGCACATAGCAAGCTGGTTGCACTCATATATAAGGGCTTCGGGTGCGGCGGCGGTAATCCTCACGGGGCTTACTCCGGTACAGCGGGCAGGCTGGCGTTGAACGCGGCACGGGCAGCGGCGATACCCTCGTCGGGCGTGGCTGCGCCGTACTGCGCCATGTAAGACAGCGCCGCCATATTCATGACCATGTCCACATAGCCCTCGTCCGTGGCAATCTCGGTGGTGGGCTGGACGTAGTCCGCGACGGTTGTGACGGTATACTCAGACATCGGGCGTCTCCTTGAAGCTCGCAAGAGCGTTGTCTTGCTTGGGTTGAGTGGCTTCTTCAAGTTTAGCCAGAAGCGTTGCGGCGTCTTTCACGGCACGAAGGCCAAGGGCTTTTACGCCAGCGTCCAGCAGTCCGGCGAGGGCTTGGATTTCGTGGTCGGTAAGTTGGAGGGTTGTCATGGGTCTCTCTTACGGTTCGATGGCGATTTGGACGGCGGCACCCGTAGCGAAGCGAGCCATCAAGCGGGTTTTACCTGCACCATCGTCTTCGGCGTAGATGCGGAGGTTATCGGTGGCGGGTGCAGCAGGCGCGGTTTGCTCTCGGAATTGCAAAGCTGAACCGCCGTTATCCGCTGCGTTGCGCATGGAGATTACGCCATCTGCGGGAGACGTAAGGCCAGACCGCCCACTCCATTGCAGCAGACCAGTCGCGGGAAGGAACGGACCAAAGATGCCAACCGCGAACTGGGTAGTTCCGCCCGGCTGAAACTCCACAGAACGCGCCGACCCAGTGCCGAGAGCATCAGTTCCGATACGCAGAGTATTGCCAACCCACTTCATAAACCCACGCTCATAGTTCGATGCGTCGGTGTAGGTGTTGTACAGGTTGAAGGCTTGGGCGTTCACGCCGTTGCGTTGGGCGAGGGTGTTGGCTGCGTCACGGGAAAGAAAGAGGTCGCGAGTACCAACACCATTTGAGTTTCCAAATGCATATGACGCAATCGGGCCAGCTACAAAACCACCTGATTGCATAGAGCATCCGGCGTTGCCACCCGCCGATATAGCCCACCCCAGACTGGTTTCGATGTAGTTGCTCGCGGTTTGCCGATATATCTCTCCGCCCCTCAGGTTTAACGTGCCAGCCTTGCTGACGGCAAACTGGCTCACCCCACCAACCTGCAAGTCCATCAGCAGGGAGCCAGCCGACGACGCGGTGTCAGTGACGTTCAGCTTAATCCCGGTGAAGGTGGTGCCGCTGGATGCCCAGACGTCCGCGAGATCGTATATGTAGGCCATTATGCTGCACTCCTCTTGGCGCGACCGTGGTTGGGATGAAACCCAAGTTCTACGAGTTTCTGATCTCGGACACGCATGGCGTCTTCCAAGTTAGTATACACCCCAAAGTACTGCCCAGACAGGCGCACTCTGAACTTGTTCGACAAAGAGCTTTTGGTAATGCCGATCTGCCCGCTGAAGGTGTTGTCCGACACGCAACGGTTCTTGACGTTGTCGGCGTGGCTTACCTGACGCAGGTTCTCGGGGCGGTTATCCGCCGGATCGCCGTTGATGTGGTCAATCTCGGCGGTAGGCCATTCGCCACGGGTCATCGCCCAGACAACTGTATGCGCCCGAACAGGTTTCCACAGAAGACAGCCCGCTTTGTACCCATCAGTATTCACCGACGTGAACGCCTCTTTACCTGCGAACTTGCCGTTCCAAGACCGGAACGAGCGGTAGGTCTGGAAGTGTTCCTGTGCGCGGTGCTTCCAGTAAAGTTTCCCAGTCTTGATGCACAAGACGAAGAACTCGGGAAGCTGCTCAGGAGGACAGATATAAGCCATGATCAGGCCCTCCGTTCGATGATTTGGTTGAAGCGGTCCAGCACCGCCGTGTCGTCGCGGGCGAAGATCGTGGGTGAGACTATGTTAGCCCAGTTGGGAAAGCCGGTCTTACCCGCGACGTAAGCCTCGGTTGATGCGATGGTGGGGGCGTCGAGGGTCGCGCCGAAGCGGGTGATGAGGGAGTAGAGGTGGCCGTTGAAGAACAAAGTCGTTCCCCCACGTGCGCCGAGATAAAGCGGATAGGCGAGGTAGTTGCCGGTGCCTTGGTCGCCCGTGGTTTGGGCTGCTTGGATGCCATTGATGCGGAGGGTCGCGCGGTCTGCGCTAATGTCTCCGAGGCCAGTAAGAACATTTGTGATGGGCGCGGGGTACACACCAGCCGTGCCTACATCAGTAAAAACTGTGCCTTTTGAGGCCAAGCCATAAGTGGACGTAGTGTACGGGGCCATGAGAGCGAAAGTGCCGGTGTTCGAGCCAGCGTTTGCGCTGAACTCTGCCACCATCGCGTAAGTTGTCGCATCACTCAGCTTCCGCACCCCGGCAAAAACCTGAGCCTTATCGATACCGGGGGTTATCGTCCCCGTAGCCATGTTGTCGCTGCCGCCGTCGAAGAAGAGGTACGAGCAGCTTGGCACACCGGCTTCTGTCACGTCGTAGATGCTGGAGACGCGCTGGTAGGGGGTGGCGGTGCCGAGTTCCACTTGAGCGCGGGAAACTAGGCAGGTCGTGGCTGGCGTTGCGCCTGCGCTATCAATTACGAGGTTAGCAGTACCGCCGGTGCTTGCCGTTGCCGTTGCGCTGAATCTTTGCCACGCCCCGTCAAAGGTAATGGCTGTGAAAGTGTTGCCGCCATTGGCGTGCTGAACCGAAATCTGGATTGTCTGGCCAGCAGTGCCTTTTACATCCAGAGCGAAAGTGCAAGTCTGCCCTGCCGTAAAAGCTATGCTCTGGTAGATACTGTCGTTTGTGGTGGAAGCAAAGTTAAGCTGGTCCGCCACCATAACCCCGTCGCGGTCAGCTCCAGCATTGGCGGTAACGGTTACGTTGGTTTGTTTCTGCCAAATAGCATTGTCGAATTGCTCCGAGAACAGGAACAAATTCCGCCGACCACCCTGCGGCACGACGCCATAAATCGGGCGGGATGCGGCTGTGGCTTGCGTGGCGTGGTTGCCGGGGAGTTCGCGGACGGAGATGTTGTCGATGACGGCGAATGCTCCAGTGTAGCATCGTAGCGAAAACGCTGTGGAAGCATTTGCTGCGTTAACGATAAGCGTCTTTGTGCCTGCCGTCGCGGAGACATCAATCGCGTCGTTGAACAGAAGTATCCCGCTCCCCGATAGAACGTCGAAAGAGACTTTGTATCGAACTGCGGTTGACATGGTGGTCAGCCAATACAAGGCAGTGTTGGTCGAACTATCGGAAGTTCGCTCAATCTTTGCGCCACCGCTTTGCAATGACGCGGCCCCAAACCCACCAGTAGTCCAGCCTGTTAGGCCCGACGAGAAGCTGCCGTTGGTTACAATCTCGCTACCCAGCGTCAGCCCCCGCGACTTATCCAGCATCAGAGCCACAGCTTGCCCCGGCGTCGTGACAGGGATCGTGCCGATAGTGTCTTGATACAGCGTGGCGTTGGGGAAGCGCTCAACGACTTCGGTGTTCACGTCGGTGATGCGCTGGTAGTCTGTGGCGACGGAGCCGAGTTCTAGTTGTGCGCCCCAGAGGAAGATGCCGGACGTGCCGTTGCCAGCATAGGCTACTGAACCCACCACGTTTTGAGGGTACAAGAAGCAGTTGATTGTGCTGGTCGTCGGCGTGACCGACTTCGTGCAGCGATACCAGCCGCTGCCCACGGACGTGATTGTGGCTGCGCCTCCGGTGCTACCAGTTACGGCTCCAGCCCCAGACAAGGTGTACACTGCGTTATTGGCAACGCCATCGTAGTAGCGGACAAACCCGTACCCAGCGTCTTTCGCATAGAACGAGACAATGTGCTGGACGTTTGCGGGAACTGTCGTGGCCGGGGCTGCGATGTAATGGAAATCGCTCGCAGTGGTCGGAAGTATCGTGTCGGCGGTAGTTGTCCCGTCAGGTGCGGCAGAGGAGTTCGCAACTACAGGGAGCAGCGCCGCCTTTGACCAAGCCGCGTTATCAAACTGCTCCGAGTACGTCAGCAGGTTGCGCCGCCACGCGAGGTTGGCGACATCGCTGGGGTCGTACCAGACGCCAGCCTCACCAGCAGCAAAGAGCGCAAGTGGCGACGCTGACCTACTAAAGTAGATAAGGGCTTTCGTGACGTACTGCTTCGGCAACTTGATGTGGTACTGTTTCTCGTACCACTCGTTCAACTTGTTGTTGACTGTCCACTCCGACATCGCAGCCTCCAAAAGTCAGGCACCAGTCAGCAAACCCGACCCTCAAGCTGACAGTTTTCGTCCCCGCACCCTACCAGTCAAGGCAAGTGCAGTCAACGAAACCGCTGACTACCGCTTCTTTCCACCGCGTTTCTTCGTCGAGCAGGGCATTTTGCTCTCCTTCTACACGCG